CGGTCACCAGGTCGTCCAGCGCCTGTTGGTAGCCCTCCGTGTTGGCTGGCACCTTGGCGATGACGCTCACGGTCGTCAGACGGTGTGTGGTGGCCTTGGAGGGGGCCTCCGGGCGCTGCTGCTTCTCTATCACGGCCGTCAGCACTGCCTGGGTGTCCTGGTCGCCCGGTGTCGGTTCCAGCGTCCACCCGACACCGGCATCGGTCAGGTAGCCGTTCTTGGTGCTGATCAGCTGCAGCGTTGTGCCCATTGCGACCAGCAGCTGGCGCCGGGGGCTGGGGATAGGCTCAGACACTGGCCACCTCCCACACCGCCGTCGACTCGTCGGCACGGATCTTCTGCACCAGCTTCAGCCGGCGGCCGGTGCCATCGATGCGTACCACAGCACCCGTGCGCGGCGTGACCTCGGCCAGCTGCAGGGTGACCCGGTCGATGGTGGTCGCGATCGGCGCCACATCGTCCGGTGTGAACTGCTCAACGCCCTCGTCCAGCAGCACCGTGCACGGCACCCCTGCGGAGGTGCTGGGGTCGTGGTAGTGGGCAGCATCGGCAACGCCGGCCGCACGGAAGGCACCGAACGCGGCTGCGTCGAACGCCTGCATGAATGCTCTCTGGTTCAAGGCAAGGGCCTCGCGGTTTCCATAGCCTTCTCCAGCTCGCGCTTCAGGAAGAACGGCATCAGCCGCTTCCAGGTGTCCTCGGCCATGCCGAAGATGTCGTAGCGCGGCGTGTAGGCAGCGGTGTTGGTGAAGATGAAGATGGATCGGACGCCGGATCCGCGCCCGATCCGCTCATAGATGCCAGGGCGCAGTACACCGCGGCGCTTGGTGATCACGAAGTACTCGCCATCACGGTTGTTGCCTTTGCCACGTCGCCGCTTCCGGCTGACGTTGGTCTGGTTCTGGTACCGGTCCCGCTGCGCACCCAGCTGCGACAGAATCTTCGTCACCTGGCCGGCCGGCACATTGCCGAACTGGTTTGCTTGGGCGCCGCGGCCCATCACTGCAAACTGCGTGGGAGACAGCAGGCCACGGCTCTGCAGCAGGCGCTCGAAGCCCTTCCGGCGGCGCTGGCCGCCATCCACCTCGGCCAGCAGATACTTGGCCGGCGGGGTGCCCTTGAATGCCTCGTCCCGAATGAAGATCTCAGCGTACGGCTGCGCCTTGCTTGCCTTGCGGTACATCGCCGCATTGACAGTCAGCGGCGTCGGCCGGTCGAACACCCGCGGCGCCTGTCGCTTCCAGCGCTCACGGATCTCGTAGGCCACCTTGTTGGCAGCCTGCGATGCGGCGTACGGCAACTGCGACTTCTCCAAGTCGCTCAGCTGACGACCGAGCGCATTGTCGGGGTCGACCCCGATCCTGATCTGGGCCATACAACCTCCTACCCGGCCCGCCGAAGCGGGCCAGGCACTACTGACTTACTTCGCGCCGGCCTTCAGGCGGATCACTGCGTCCGGTCGGGTGTTGATGTTCAGCGGGTTGGACTGGCTTTCCAGCTCGATGCCCTTATCCATCCGCAGCTTGGCGGTCTTGCTGTAGTACGGCAGACCGACGCCGCGCACGGTTTCCAAGTAGTCCGCCGGAGCGAAGCGGGTCAGGAACATGTCGGGCACACCCAGTGGGAAGGCGATCGCTTCGCCATCGGGGATGGCCAGCTTGCCGCCCGTGCTGCCCGGCAGCTCTTCGAACACGACGTCGCCGAAGACGAAACCCTTGCGCAGATCCGTGCGAAGCGCAGCACCGTCCTGCCAGCGCTTGTACGCCTCTTCGACGTCCGGGTGGTCCACCAGTGAATCGAAGAAGCCAGCGCTGCACAGCACGTGGACTCCGGTGTACGGCACCCCGCCGAGCTTTTCCTCGATCGCGCGCTTGATCGAGACCGCCTTGGTGCGGACCTTGGTGTCCTGTTTGTTCAGTTCCATGCCGATGGTGATCTGCTTCACGCCGAACTCGTCGTAGAAGTCCACGATCGTCGAGCCATCGGCGTCCAGCAGCTTGCCCTGCAGTGCGCCCAGGCGGTGGTACTCGATGGTGTAGTCCAGATCACGCTTGTGCAGCGCCTGCAGCCTGTTGACCACGGCCGCGACATTGTTTCCTTCCGCATCGTTGATCGGATCCCATACACCCAGCAGCTGATCGGCCATGACAGTGGAGCGCTGCGGAAGGTGGGTGGTTTCCAGCAGCTTCACCTTGCCACGGTCCAGGCCCTTGGGCTGGCCCGGCGCGCCGCGCGGCACGTTGGGCACCAGCACCAGTTTGTTGTTCTCGATGCCGATCTTCACGATCGTGGTGCCGACAAGGCCTTCTTCTTGGAACAGGCGCATATCACCCAAACGGGTCACGATGCGCGGCAGGTTGTTGATGTAGGCGTTGAGGGCATCGAAGCCCAGCACGCCCAGCGCCAGAAGGGTTTGCAGATCCATAGTTGTCTCTCTCTCTCGGGTAAGGGGTACAAAAAAGGCCCCGCCGAAGCGGGGCCTTGTTGCGACTGGTGAGCAGGCCTGCGGGTTACGCAGCGTCGATGGTGATGGTTTCGGTCGTGGCTTCGTCCAGGTCGGCGGCGGTCACCTTCAGGGTGTAATCGCCAGCGGCGCTCAGAGTCGCGGCATCCCAGGTGATGACGCCGCCCACCGCAGCCTTCGCGCCGCCGCCGGACAGATTGCCGGTACCGGTAGCTTTGGCGAGGGTGGCGCTGACGGTACTGCCGGTGACCACTGCGCCGAAGATGTCCTTGACGTGGGCAACGATGGGCGCCATCGCTTCTCCGGCGGTGCCGGTGAGCGGGGTCGAGACGAAGACCAAATGATCGGCGGTGTTCGACGCGATCGGCTGTTGGGTCCAACGGGTGATGATGCCCGACTCGGCAAGGCTCAGCGCCGCCAGCAGCTTCTGGTCTTGCGTGGCACCGCTGGCCCACACCAGCTTTTCGCCGAACACTTCGGCGTCGCGCGCGATCGCCACGCCCTTGACGGCCAGCGCCGCAGATTCGGTACCGGTGTCGATCGGGCCGTACAGCACCTTCACCGCGTCCGTGCCGTTGGCGGCGACGGTGTTGTCCGCCTTGAGCAGCGTGCCCGCCGGCAGCATGCCCTGCCCGGCAGGCAGACGGATCAGTTCGCGGCTGCGCTCGCCGCCTGCTTCGGACAGCAGGAATTCGCCGGTACGGGTGCCGGCCAGGGTGATTTCCATCGTCAGTTACCTCGTTGCTTGTAGATGTGGTTGGGGTTCAGCTGCGCCTTGACGTCGGCGGCGCGTTGGTCGGCCATGGAGGCCGGGTGTGCGGTGATGACCTGAGTGTTGCGGCCTTCCTCCGCCTTCATCGACAGCAGCTGTGCACGCACCGTGTCGAGGTCGGTGTTCTTCTCGATGAAACTGGCTGCGAGCGTGTCATCACCACGCAGTGCAGCAGCACACGCGTCCTGGACTGCGGTCGCATATTCGATGGCGCAGGCCGCCGGCTCGCCCGCCTGCGGCGGCCGACGCAGCACGGCCACAGCGAGTGCCGCCGGTAGGTCACTGCAAGCGACCGCCGCGGCCAGCGCTGCGGCCGCGTTCTCCACTACGGCTGCAGGCGGCGTGGGGCTGGCGACGGGCACCTGCGGCGTGGCCGTTGCCTCTTGGTCTTCATCCTGATCAGGGTCACCGGGCGCCAGTGGCGCCGCGGCTTCGCTGGCACTGACATACGCGATCAGGTCGTGCCAGGTGCCAAGCCGGGTCGCAAAGCCCACGGCCACAGCCGCCTGGCCGCGGTAGCAGCCTGCCTCCGTGGCACGTACCGTTTCCGCATCCATGCCCAGGTTGCGCGCCACGGTATCGACGAAAAGCGTGCGCATGTCCTCCAGATCGGCCATCGCCTCGGCATGCGCTTCCTCGCTGAGCGGGAAGTTCGGGTTGAAGTCCACCTTGCGGGCCCCGGCGAACAGCGGGGTCACTTTCAGTCCGATCTGGGCATTGTTACCGCTCCAGTCGTGGTGATAGCAGACCACCCCTACCGATCCGACACCGCCGGTACGGCTGATCCAGATCTCGTCGCATGCCGAAGCGAGAGCGAAGCCGGCGGAGTACGCATGGTCATCAACCAACGCGTACATCGGCTTTCGGCCACGCGCCTCGAAGATGTGGTCCACCAAGTCGAAGCAGCCCGATGCCATACCGCCCGGCGTATCCAGCCGCAGGATGATGGACGTAACCGCATCGTCGTTCAGCAGTTCATCGAAGGTGTCGCGTACCGCGGCATAGCTCACCGGCCCCGGGCCGCTTGCTCCTGGCATGGGCCGGTTCACCATCGCACCGGACAGGTTGATCACACCGATCAGTTTCTGTGCGACGCCCACCGGCTGCTCATCGGACCCAGACACTTCGAAGCGATCGGCCTTCAGGACGCTGTCGTCGCTGCTGACCTTACCTTCCAGATAGCCACCCACCAGCGCCTCGCCAATGGTCGGCTGCACCAGCAAGGGCTGATTGAGGACCGCGGCGGCGAGCGAGGCCACCACGGGCGCACGGCTGCCGCGACCCAGCATTCGGGCCAACAGGCCAGGCTTACTCGTCATCGTCATTCCCTTCATCGTTGTTGGCGCCAGGGGCGCCGGGTTCATCGTCCTGCCGGGCGCCGGAGGCGTTTGTGCGCCTCGGGTCGCTGTCAAAGCGAAGGCCGGCGGCGTCTGCGCGCTCGTTGTCCTGCGCCTGCTCGGCGTCGACCTGTTCGGGATCCTCGCCAGCGCTCAGCACCACCTTGCTGCGCGACTTGAAGCCCGCTCTCACCGCCTTGAGTTCGGAGGTCACGTCCTGCACCGGGTGGCTCCAGGGCCAGCCCTCGGGCACCCACAGAGTTTCGGTCACGTCTTCACGTAGGGCCGCGTACCGCGGCACCTTCAGCAGACCCGACAGCACCGCCTGGTCGATGAAGGCATCGCGCACCCGCTGGCAGAACATGGGGATCATGAAGAGCCACTGGTCCTGCTCGATCACCCGGCGGAACTCATTAAGGATCAGGCGCAGCGCGCGGTCGGAGACGTTGCGCAGGTCGCCGGTGAGAACCTCATAGGGCACGTCCTGACTGGCACAGATCGCCAGCAGGTGTCCGCGCAGGAACTCGGCATAGTCCGAACCAGCGCTCGGTGGCTCGGCGAAGGTGATCTTTCGACCGGGGGGCAGCTCCTGCATCGTGCCCGGCTCAAGACCACCGATCGCGGTGCCGTCGGCATCCTCACCGGTGATCAGGTCACCCACCGCATCGCCTTCTTCGCCATCCGAATTGGCATCAGTGGTGATGAAGCCGGCGAACAGGTTGGCCAGAGCCTGCCGTTCCAGCACCGCATCATCGAGGCGGTCCAGGTTGAACATGCGCAGCAGCGCCGGCGCCGAGCTCGGCACGCCACGCATTGCTCCTGCACGGTTCGGCTGGTACAGGTGCAGCACCTGCTCCGCCGGCACGCGCACCAGCTCGTTACCGTTGACGGTCAGCTGGAGGTCGCCGGGGTGCTCCCGGTACATCCAGTACGCCACGCGCCGGCCGATGCTATCGACTTCGATGCCCTGCCGGATCACGTTGCCGTTGCTGGCCACGCCGTTGTAGTACTGCGGGCACTGCTCCGATTCGATCAGCTGCACCTGCAGCGGCACCGGCAGGCCGTCTTCGGGCCGCCGGTAGCGAATGCGGGCGAACACCTCGCCGGCCTCCTTCCACTCACGCCAGGCCAGCGCCTGCAGGCCGCCCCAGCCGAGCACGCCGTCGGCATCGGCGTACTTGCTCCACCGGTCCCACAGCTTGGCGAGCTTCTTCTTGTGCTCCTTCGTGCCCCAGATCGGCTTGGCCTGGATTCCTGTAGCGATGCCGTTCGACACGCTCTTGTTGAGCGCACTGACCATCCACGGGTCATTGCGGGCAAGATGCCGCGCCCTGGCGAGCAGCGTCGGCAGGCCCAGCAATGCAGCATTGGGCCCCAGCGAGGATGGCCGGAAGGTGCGGAGGCGGCGGCCGTTGCCGGCGGCGCGGTAGCTGCTCTCGGCGGTATCAGACATTTCCGGTCCCCGATTGGTAGAGGCGGACGATGCGTCGACGCCGTGGTGCCCCTGCAGCCTGGCCCAGCTCATCGCGCATCTGCTTCAGCAGGCGACGCATCTCAACCAGGCTCTGGTAGGTCACGGTGCGGTCGGCATATCTGACGCTCAGCACGCCGGCCGCGATCGCGGCCTCCAGTTGCTCGACTTGCTTGTTGTTGAATGCCATTTCAGCGCCCCAGATACTTGCTTCGGATGACGCGGCGGGTGCGGGTGCGCGGCATTGGCGCCGGCGCGACGTCGTCTGCCCTCACGTCTGGGTTGTCGTCCCACGGCGCGGCCCATGGCGGCGGCGCGGTCCAGTTGATGGCAGGAACCTTCAGCCACAGCGCCATGCCCTCGGCATAGCGACACAGGTCGAACGCCTCATTGCGTCGCTTCGCCAAGTTCTCCCAGCCCTTCGCCGTCCGCGATTCCGCCGTCAGCTCGGCGTAGAACGCTTCTGGCAACCAGTCAGGGAAGTGGTAGTAGCCCGGACCGGGCTCCGCCCGCTTCACGTTGGCGTCTACGGTGTCCTTCAGCCTGTCCGCGTTGAGCAACAGCTGCGGCACATCGCCCTTCGACCCTGATTTGCGGTCCCGGCGCTTGCTGCTGTCGGGGAAGGTCTCGCGAAACAGCCCTGCCTCGCGGCGCGCATCGCCCTTGATCAGTCTGACCCTGGCGTGCAGCTTCCGGGCCTTGAGCGAACGCCAGAACTCCAGCGCACGCACCGAGGTGCCCGCCTTGCCACCCCAGTCGATGCCCACCGCGTGGACCGGCATGCTGCGGCCGGTGGCATCGTCCAGCATGTAACGGCGGCTGATGACCTTCTCGACCAGCCGCTCCCAGTCTTCCAAGTACTTCGGTGGGTCCAGCGGCAGAAAACCGCCGGAGCCGTCTTCACGCTTGGATGTGCGCAGGGTGAAGTAATCCACCACCCATCGCTCCAGCTGCCCTGATGCGCCGATGCCGAAGCCCAGCATCAACACAACGAAGCGATTGGCCTGGACATCGACCTCACCCAACAGGAAGCGCACGCCGGCGGGTACAGCGCCAGCAGGCCAGACCTCGGCACGCTCCTGCATCTCGTTCGGATCGCTGGCCGACCGTGCAGCCATCGGCACGTAGTTGATGGCACCGTCCACGTTGTGCGTGGTCTTCAGGGGCCGCTCTTCACCGGTAGTGGCAAACGTCCGCAACGCCTGGAGGTAGCGCTCGATCAGCGATTCCCACGACTGGTAGGCCGCAGCAACACCGCCCAGCCAGTAGCTGGCGATGCGTGCCTCCGGCCGTTCACCGGTGACAGTGCCGTCGGCGTGCACGAGCTGACCTTCAGCAGCCCAGACACCGGCACGATTCATCCCGTCCTTCCACCGGTGCTGCAGGCCCACCCCACAATGCGGGCAGTGGAGCAGCGAGTAGTGCCGCGCCATCTTCTGCACGTCATCCAGCACAACACGCTCGAGCAGCTCCTCCATCGCTGGCAACGCGAACCCGTCGTATCCTGGCGCCGCTTGAAACCGCTCCCCACACTCCGGGCATGGCCAGTACCAGCGGCGCCGGTCGCCACGCGCATACAACGCGGCGATGCCGGCGGCCGGTGGCCCCTGGTGTGGATGCAGCGGCTTCCAAGCGCCATCGGCGTAGTCCGTTGCAGGGCTCGACTCGGCCACCACCATGCCGGCCGACATATAGGTCTGCGTGCGCTTCAGCCCCAGGCCGAAGCATTCATCGATCGTCAGGTCACCGGTGTAGTTGTCAACGTCCGTCATCAGGACGTCGTGGATGTCCTTGCCCGACAGCACCGACACAGATGGCCAGCCCATACGCAGCGACATGCCTGACCGGAAGAACTTCAGCAGGATGTTGTCGTCGTGGGCACGCGGGCTCAGCCGGGATCGCAGTTCCGGGCTGGCGGCGATGCTGCGAGCGATACGTGTCTTGCTGTAGTCCTCGGCTGCATCCTTGGACATCTGCACAACCATGGCGTCGGCCGGGTTGCACGTGATCAGGTACGCCAAGCGCGCATCGATGAGCGATATCGTCTTGCCCGAACGCGCCGGCCCGACGAACACCACCGCCTCGTAGTGTCGGCTGCCGGTGGTGTCCAACGGCTCAACCATATATGGCGAGGTGTCCGGATCCCAGGAACCGGCGGCGCCGGCGGCGTTGGCCACCTGTAGAACCCGCGCGCCCTCGCTCACCCTGATGCGGCGAGGCGGCCGGATCATCTCGGCAACGCCTTGGCGCACGCTACGCGCTGTCGCGTACGTCGTCATCGGTGATGCCCTCGTACATGGATTGGCGGACGCGATCGCACTCGTCCTGGACCTTGACCACCTGCTCTGGTGTGAGCCCTGCCTTTCGCTCGAGCACATCAGGGAGGGTGTCGAAGAACTGCACGATCTTCTTCACCAGCTCGGCGTAATCAGCCTCGACCTCTGCGGCCGGCACCAGCTGCCCGATGGTCGATTCGACCTTTAAGCGCTCGTTCTCCGACTGGTAGAAGGCGCGCCGCTCCATTGGCGGCAGGTCGCGCGGATCCACCACACCTTCAGCGCCTAACGCAGCAGCGCCAGGATTCACCAGCGCGGGGGCTGCATCGGCTAGGCGGTATACGTCGTGCCCCGCCCTCTTAGTCAGCGGCGGAACGCCGGCCTCCTTCAGGCGCTTGCTGGCTGTGCGGCGGTCTATTCCGAACTCATCAGCCAGCCGGGCCACGGACCAGCCCTTGGTGAATTCGTGGATGTCAGCCATGTCCTACCCGATGCACAGCCTATTCAGGCGTGAAAATGCGGTTTCTCCCGGGAAAATCCGCCAAAAAGGTGACCTGTGGTGGAGCACCCTAGAGGCCGAAATACTGTCTTTTACCGGGGTCCGAATTCCCCCCGGTGGCTGTGGATAACTCCAGGGGCCCCGCCCGTTCAGCTTTCTGTGGATATCTTGTGGATATCGCTATCTTCTGTTCAGTTTCACCTTCACATGAAGTGACGTGAAACCATTCCGTGAAACAAAAACCGATGGACTGGGGCAACAGCACCGTCGAGCCGCCAAGCGTGGTCACAGTCACTCATGGGCTTGTGTCGGAACGGGCTTGCCCTGCACCTGCTCGATCGCGTCGAACTGGGCCTCGTACTGGATAAGGCAGCGCTTGCGGCCGTTGCTGACCTCGAACACTGCCGACGGCCTTCCTTCTCGCTCCCAGGTGCAGCGCTTCCACAGCGCGGGGTCGATAGGCACATAGGTGGCTACCGGCAGCCGCATCACGGTCGGTGCCGGAGGGTTCTGCTTGGGTGCCGCCGATTGGCATGCCGTCAGGAGGGCCGCCGCTGCGATCACGATATGTCGCATGTCAGTACCCCTTCAGGGCCGGGCAGGCCGAGTCGAGCAGTTCGAGCGCGGCCTTGCAGCTGTCAGGACGCTGCTGGTATCGCTCGCGCCAGGTGGTGGCATCCTTCTCGGCCGCCTCGATCTTGCCGGCCAAGCCGTTCAGTGCGGCGGCGCTCTCGGCCTTCAGGGCTTCCAGCTTCTGCGCCTCGGCCCGGAGCGTCTCCGCTACCTCGGCCAGCCGGGCATCGCGCTGCTCCACGTCCGACTGCAGGCGAGCGGTATCGGCCTTCCAATCCGCACGCACCTTGACCACTTGAGCGCTCAGATCCTGGATCCGCTGCTCCTTCTCATACGCCGAAAGGCCAGCGACCATGAAGCCGAACGCAAGTACCGCGCAGACAACCTTGATCTTGCTGCCAGGCTTGCGCAGCCATTCCACCGCATCGGCGACCGCGCCGACGATCAGGCCCCAAAGGGCTGTGGCCAACCGTAACAGTACGCTCATGGCTTCTCGCCTCCGATGTTGCCGGTGATGCGCTCGACCACCTTCAGGTAGCCCGGCAGCATTCGGCGGATGACCACGCCAGACAGCCCGGCCAGCGGCAACTGCGGCGCACCGGCCAGCGACGGGAACCAGGTCGCCGCCACGGCAATGAGCCAGGCGGCCACGATGGCGTAGGAGATGACGGCCAGACCCAGTGCCAGTAGGCGTGTAGCCGTTTGGAACCAACGGTGTCCACGGGTACGGCTGGCATCAGCGGCCACCCGATCAGCGTCCTTCTCCGGCAGCAGAAGCACGCCGATCAGCGCGCCAGCGATCGCCACAAGCAGCACGGACTCGGGTACGCCCAGGATCATCCGTTCGGCAGCGCGCAGCGCATCAGCCGTCGCCGGTGCCACCACAGCGGCGGTGAAGGTGCCGACGATTGTCTTCAAGGTGCTCACGGGCTCGCTCACTGGATCCCCTGCACGTAGACCGTCTTCCCGGAGCGCTTGACCGCCGTGAGCTGCTGCCGGCGGCGCCGCGGCCCGTAGGAAACGTGGACCCAGCTGCCGAACTCCTCGATCACCTGGTCAAATGGCAGGCCCAGCGCGACGATCGTCCTCGCCACTTCCACCGAGGTCATACCCGGCACCTGAATGTCTGCGGCCTCTCCCAGCCGGTGCTGGCTCGTGGCCGTGCCGCCGACCGCTTGGTTCACTGCTTCGGACCGGAACGCCGAGTTGACGCGCACAGGCCTGCCGAGTGCTTCGCGAAGCGGCTGCAGGATCATCTCTGCCAACGAACGGAGGCTGGCGACCTCCGCTTCGTTCGGGACATTCGGCATGTTCCGGCCGGTAACCGTCAGCTCGGCCAGGCTGAAGTTGGCAGTGAGTTGCATGGTGACCTCAACGGTAATGAAGCTGAAAGGTGCCCGCCTCGCTGCCGGCTGGGCGCGATCGTTGATCCGGTCTGGAGGCGGGCGAAAGACATGCCGGGCAGCCGCCCGGTTAGGTGGTGTAGATCAACTCAGTGCGTGCCACGCCAGCGCCGCCGCCTACCGTGTATCGAATGGGGACGCTGATGCGGCTGAATCGGTCGAACAACCCGCGCATCGCTGGGTGGTCGTTGATCGTCAGGATCGCCCTACCCTTCAACTTGCTCATCACCCCGGCCAGCTGCTCGTACTCTTCCATAGGGAAGTCTTGGCCGTAGCCAGTGGTCTGCCAGTACGGAGGGTCGAGGAAGAACAGCGTCTCGGGCCGGTCGTACTTCTCAATGCATCGCTGCCAAGGCAACTGCTCGATCACCACGCCATGCAGCCGTAGGTGCGCATCGCTCAGATCCTGTTCCAACCGGAGCAGGTTGATGCGTTTCGCGCCAGTTGGGCCCACCCCGAGTGTTTGGCCTTCGACCTTCCCGCCAAAGCTGAGCTTCTGCAGGTAATAGAACCGGGCCGCGCGCTGGATGTCGGTAAGCGTGTCGACGTGCTGCAGCTGTGCCCACCGGTACATCTCACGACTGGTCAGGGACCAGCGGAAGTGCCGAACGAACTCGTCCAGGTGGTTGGCCACTACGCGGTACAGCCGTACCAGTTCGCCGTGGGTGTCGTTGAGCACCTCTATATTCGCCGGCGAGCGTTCGAACAGCATCGCAGCACTGCCGGCGAAGGCTTCAACGTAGCAGGTGTGTTCACGCTGGTTGATCAGGGGCAGCAGGTGTTTCACCAGGCGCGTCTTACCGCCCGGCCAAGGGAATAGGGTCTTTGTGTTCATGTCTCAGCTATTGCGACATTCGTTAAGCAAACTGCACTCGCTCTCCGGAGAGCGGCAGGGCTTAGGCCAATGGCACGCGGCTGAAACGCGTGTACTGCGGCGGCGCCCCCTTGCTGGCAGGCATCGGGGCGTCGCTCTGTTTGATGGTTGGGTTTCGCACCCATAAACGACGAACCGCAGGTCACTGGACCTCCCGAGTCCAGGCCTGCGGCCGTTGAGTGCGGGTCGATTGGAACCTGGCCCACGGTAACTACTTTGGCCTAAGACTGGTTCCCGCTGCAACTGCGGTAAGGTTCCTTACCGCATTCGGGCGAATGCGGTAAGGTTCGAGGCGACTGCGGTAATGTTGCTTAATGATCGTCAGAAGCTGAGAGTAGGGCTTCATTAGTGTCTGCTTCTTGGCCGAAGAAGACGCGCAGGTTCTAGAAAACGTCACCAAGAAGGCTAGGGTCAGCTCTCGACCCAAAGCAAGCATCCACTTGGCGTCAAATTGGGTGCAGGAAGCTCTCCCGGCATAGCCAAGGACCGCTGGGTTCGTTTATCAAGTAATTAGGCCACACGATAACCATCACAGGAGTTCTTGCTAATGGGTCCGCTCCCGCAAACATTGGAAACACTCGCACGCCTTGGTGCTCGTCTCGACTTGTCCGAGCACTCATACCTGCCGCAGACATTGGAGACACTCGTCAGGCTCACTGTTGGGAGTGGCGGGCATATTGTCGTCAATGCATCCAAATGCCTCCCAGCCACGCTGGAAACACTCGCTCGCATTGGTGGATCGCATGTCACATTCCGCTTTTGAGCGACCGAATAGTTCATGTAAGCCGAACCCGCTTCGCAGATCGGCGTTGTTCAGGCGTTAACGCACATGACAGCTAGACAGTCCACGCCAGAAGAAATTGCTACCCGTGTGATTGACCTTCATGGCGGCCGTGACGCTTTCCTCGCGCACTCCAATGCGCAAATCGAGCGACTCAATGCCAAATGGAACCAGGATGCTGCTCTTATGGGGCGCATTCTGCGTGCCCACCTGTTTGTAGAGCACTTCGTGACGGAGTACTTGCAAGCAAAGAATCCCTCACTCGGAGACCTAAGTGCCGCCCGTCTGACCTTCGCGCAGAAGGTGGAGCTCTTGGGTGATGCCGATCCTTCAGTTGCTTACTTGGTGCCCGGCTTGCGTCGCCTGAACAAAATTCGCAATCGCCTCGCGCACACCCTCAGTGCCAGCGTCACGAACGAAGACAGGGACGGGTTCTTGCTCATCCACATCTTCCGCGCTCTGCGCAACGCTCTGGCGTCTCCGGCAGTTGCGAGCGTCGAGCCCGTTGATGTCCTAGAGTCCTTTGCGCGGCATGCGGGGATGGCGCTTAACGCTGCCGCTGACCCATGGGCTGGTATTTGGGCTAAAGCGATTGGGGTTCAATCTACGTATGGGAGCTAACCATTCGCCCAAGCCGACCCTTCTTCTCGGAGCGGCTTCACTCAAACGGCGAAATTCTTCTACTGGCCAATAGCGCCGCTGTATGCACGGGGCACGCATCGCGCATCGTGCTGGCGGCACGGCCTGCCGGCTCCGTCCGGAGCGGCTGAAGGCCGCCTAGGTCAGCGCCGGCGGTACTGCCGACCTACTAGCATATTCAGTTGAATACCCTGCCGCTGAATTCCTTCCGACCATCTTCAAGGGCCTGACGCAGCGTCGCCGCCGCGATCCCATACACGCGCAAGTACTCCCCCTTCCGCATCTTCGCAGCCTTAGCAGCGTCCTGCGCGGCCATCTTCCCTTCTGGCCACACCAGGTCGTTCACCGCGTCCTGCAGCACCAGACGCATGCGCCAGCGGTCGGCTGGGTCTTCCATTCTCAGCGCGGGCTTTGTGCCGAGGCGGCGCTGCCACTGGATCTGTCGCATTACCCGCCTGGCCAGAGAACGCCCCAGCGACGACAGAGACACCCCCTGCCCTCGCAGCGCCACCGCCAGCACGGCCTGCTTGGCTACGGAATCGCGCATCATGCCGACGGCACCGGCGATATCTGCGGCCGTCAGGGGCGGAATGGTTGACCGGCCGTCCGATGGCTCGCGGAAGCTGCCGCCCACCAGCATGCGGGCGATCAGTTCGAGAGGGTCACGCTGCATGGTGGGATCTGGCACGGGCACTCGGCCGCGAGCCGCGCTGACCAGCGGAGGCGGCGGCATGGAGAATGGCTTCTGCGCCCATGCCCGCACGGCAAGTACCTCCGCATCAGTGCCAACGTGCGATTCCCCCCGCGCGCCACAGCGCGCGCAGACGACCTGCGCCGTGCGGCAACTGTCGACACTGCCTCGCGCGCGCACCCGCACATCGTCGCTGCCACAGTTGCCGCAGGCCTTCATGCCTTGCACCGGTATGGCCACTACCGACATCAGGCCACCTCACTGTTGCTGACCCAGCGGGATCGCCCGTCCCGCCAGACCTCCCACAAGCTGCCGTCGACATGGCACCAGATGGGGCCTTCCTTTCCTTCCAGGTACAGATGGTGGGTGGCCTCGTCCAAGCTGTGGAATTTGTGAATCATCGGGAGGTCTCCATGGTTGTCACGTGGTTGTTTCTAGGGCGACGCCCTGCTGTTGAAGGAATTGCAGGGCCGCCCATCATTCAGCCCCCTCCATGCGTGCAACGCGTCGCCTGCTCAGATCCTCTGCTTCGCCCTTGGAAAGCACGGTTACCCCCGTACTATCAGGTGCTTCCGGGCGGGCGGCGATCACTGCCATCTCGACGATCTCGGCAGCCCTGATGTAGGCCGAGCGGGCCATCGGCGTGGCGGCACTGGCCAGCTTCCGAATCCGGGTCGCCGCCACGAGGACGCTGCGCTCGGGGGTGTAGCCCACGGGTGGCATGAGGGCGGCGATGATGGCACGTAGCGGCACGCAACTATCTGCCCCACCGCTGCGGACCCATGCAGCCGATTCAGCATCGCCGGATGCTTCAAGCTCCGCGACAAGCAGCTCTCGCGCCCGCTTCCGGATGGCGTCCATCAGCACACCTCCGGCGTCAGCTGCATACGAGTCGCCGCGTCGGCCTGCGCCCAAGTCATATGCCCCCGGTCGATGCTCTCAGCCAGACGAGACAGCCCCTTGGCGGTCACCAGTACCTGCTCGTGGACACGCTCCTGCTCGCCCTCCTTACGCTGCACGCAGGCCTTGTGCACCAGCACGCCCTGCTGCACGCGGGTCTGGTAGGCCAGCCAGTTCTTGCTGCCGGCGCGGCGGTAGATCCAGCCGTGCTCGGAAAGCCAGGCGAAGAGCTGGCGCGGTTGCACCTGCAGCATCTTGGCCGCGGTGCTGATGTTGAACGCGCCATCAGCCTGGGTCAGGCGCAGCAGCGCGCGGACCTGCGGCTCCTGATACTGCACGCGCGCCTCGAGGATCTCGGCCTTCTCGCTGTAGGACAGCAGCAGCGCGCGCAGCGTCGCCGGATCGGTCAGCGCCTGCATCGGGTCAGGTGCGGGAGTGCCGGCAGCCAGCGCGTCGTACGCGCGGATCACCTGCAGGCTGAAGCTCGGGCTGATCCACATCGCATAGGCGTAGACCAGCTCGCGCACCACGTAGCTGCCGCCATAGCGGCCGGCCACGGAGTGCACCGGGTAAACCCGGGAATCCCCGGATTTGACCAGTTCGGCCACCAGTTCCTCGGTCTGCTTCAGGCGCTGCCAGTCGCTGGGCTGGTGCCGCTTGGCGCCGCCGGAGGCCTGGTGCAGATCGTTCAGGCAGAACCTGCCCACATCGTCGCGGCGCACGCTGGCGCCGCCAATCATCATCACGTTCAAGAGAACACCTCCGTTTTCCAGCCGCCGCCTGGGGCGCGCTGGACTGCCAGGAACCGGAACGGATACATCGCCGCGGCCACCTTCACCTTCACGCGGGCGTCTTCCTCCCAGAAGCCCTTCACCTCATGCGCCTCCAGATCTCCGGCTGCCGTCATCACGAAGAAGTCGATGGTCAGGTGCGTCTTCTCGGCCAATTTCAGCTTCACGGACTCGAAGCGGAACCACGCGATCGCGCCAGCGGCCAGCTGCAGCGTCAGGTGTGCGGCGTAGGCCTCTTCGGTCTTGTTCATCTCGCCCGGCACGTGGCGCGGCCTGCCGCGCGCGACCTTGCCGGCGGCGTTGCCGCTGGCGGATGGCTGCGCGGCGGCCGGGGGCCGGTAGGCACGCGCCGCGGAGGGTTGCGGTGCCACCGCTGTGCTGGCTTCGACCAGCCGCCGCATGCCCTCTGGCATCTCCTGAGTGGTGGCGTAGCGCAGCGAGCGGCGCCCCTTCGTCTTCGGAGCCATCAGGCGGACGCCTCTGAAGCAGCCCATACGCGCATCGCGCGCTGTCGGAATGCCTCGAATTCGTGGCGCGCACGCTGTTGTGTGGCCTGGTGCTCACGGTCCATCTGCTCGAGCATGCAGTCGAACTCGACGTTGAGCAGGCCCACCAGCTGCTGCATGGTCAGTCCACCGCGAGTGCGATGCGTCGGTGCCAGTGCCAGCTGCGGCATGCCCAGCTGCTGCTGGCCCGAGGGCGGAAGCGGCATGTTGTCCACGCGGCCTGTATCGGTAACTGCCCAGGTGGCCACAGGCCGACCATCGCGGCCACTGGCGCGGTTCTCGCAACGACGAACAAGCCCCTCGCGGTCCAGCTCACGCAACAGCCCGGCCGCAGCAGCGGTGGTGAGGAGCATGGCCTCTCGCGGCGCGCCTGCCTCCAGTGCCGCGTTGCCCATCAGTTCCAGTGCCTCAGCTGCGGTGCTGTCGCCATGGATGCCCAGGCAGAACAGCACCAGCTGCCGCTGGTAGGCGCGGATGTCAGTCGGCTCCATGCATGTCTCCAAATCCCAGCTCAGCGGCGGCCTGTGCCATGGCGCTGCGCGCCGCGTCGCGATCGCGCACCACCTGCGGCTCTGGCCTCGGCGCGGGCAGCGCGGCCACCGGCGCGGGTACGGCGCCGCCGTCCATGACGTGCTTCACCGCCCGCTCGTAGCCGTTGGCCAGCATGCGTTGCTGCACCGCGCCGCTCTCGGCTGTGGCGTAGGCGTGCAGGTCCATTTTCGACCGCACCAGCACGGTGAATCCGCTGTGGGCCTGGCCGGGCCGCATCTGGCCATCAACTTCGGCAAGGGCCGGGACGCCGAGGCACATCGCACGGAACTGCCCGGGATTCGGCGGCCACTGCAGGGCGCTGCGCAGGCAGTTGGCCAGGCCGTCTGCTACCTGGCGCGGGGTGATGCCTGCCAGCACCTGGAACCACAGTTCTCCTGCGGTGGTCAGGCCGCCGGCGTTGTTCACCGGGGATGAGCCGTTCTCGCGCACCCACTTCCCGGGGAACATGCCAGCCATGCGCTCCCATACCGTCCACAGGGCACTCACCGCGCGCTGATCCGGTTCAGTGCTGGACGAGTTCGAAGTCGGCGTCGATGACGTCGCCGCCTGGTCCGCCAAAGCCGCCAGCTGCCGAGCGCTGTTCGAATTTGCGTCGCTGCTCTGCGACGTGGTCGGCAGAACCGAGCTGAGAGTTTGCATTGGGGCCTCCGGTGGTGGTGGTGTTCGTCGGCGTTGCGCCGGCGGCTTTTCGGCTTCGAGCGGTCTGGATTGCCCAGGGGAAGGGCTTGGCGACAGGCGGGGAGCGGCTCAGTCCCTCGGCTGCGGTGTCACCCAATTCCTCCGGGGTCACACCTTCGGCCAGCGCGGCGAGAAGGTCGGGATGACTGGGGTTTGTCGAGTGGCAACCGGCCTGGCGCATCAGCAGACACGCACGCCCGGCATCGGTCACACCGCTCAGAGATCTCTGAGTGTGCAGTGATGTATCTGGAGTAATAGATATGGGGTCTGGGGTCTGGTTACCCGTGTTCACACCTGTGATCACACCCCCTGTCACGCGTGACAGGTGTGACATGTCACGGTCAGTCACGCGTGACATAGCTGCATTAGTCACGCTTTCGCTGTGCGTGACATGCGTGACATGGAGAGCCTTAAGCTCAGCCATCGTTACCAGACCCTCCGGAACCACGCCCACGGCCCGCAGATCCTCGAAAAGCATCGTTCTGCGTGCACGGGTCCGTGCTTGGCGCTCCGTCTCATTACTCTTCCGCGCATCACGTCGCCCTTTGCCCTCGGCAATGCGGCCCTGGGCTTTGGTGATCTGCTCGTCACAGCGCTTGCTGTGGCGCAGTCCATCGTCACCCACCGGGAAGTAGCGCTCGGCGACTTTCTTGACCGCTGCCTTGTCGCCCCCGGTGATAGCGCCGGCGATGATGTACAGCTCTGCCAAGCTGTCCGGTAGCGCCTGCTCTTCTGCGTAGTAGGCGAGCATCAGCTTGAAGTAGGCGCCGTGCTCGATCAGGGACAGCCGCGTTGTGTCCTTGAGGTAGTCGCCGGGGTACATCTCGAAATAGATCACACCCGATCCCCCACGCCGCGCTGCAACTGCGCCTCCTTGGGACGGCCGGCGAAGGGCGCACGGGCGTCTGGCAACCTGCTGCGAGCAGCAGCAGGATCGTGCACGTCCTGAAGCGCGGTCAGCCACCGGTAGGCGGTAGCGCGGGAGAGGCCAAACTGCGCCTGGAGCGCATCCACCTGCAGTGGCTGAGGCTGTTCTTTAGCCCACAACACCACGTCCACCATGGGCAGAAGCTGCACCAGGTTTTCAGGGATACGGCGGCCGGCGGCGTCGAACTCGCCGACCACGGCGATCGCCCAGCTCACCATGACTGCCGAAGTCATTGGCGCACACCACTGACCGCGCGCGGTGCCAGATCCTGTAGGTGGCCGGTGACGTAGCGCTTCGCGGTGATCAGCTCGGCTTCCAGCTGCCCCATCTCGTCCAGCGCGCGGCGCAGTTCGGGGATGTCCTTCGGGCAGATGCGGCCGTCGGCCAGGATGTTGGTCAGCGCCTCCAACGTGTGGCCAAACTCGACCGACAGACGGGCCACAGCCAGCACGCCAGCATGCGGTTCCATCATCGGGATCCGCGCGCCGAGGAAGCCATAGCGTTGAGCCAACTCGCGGGAGCAGGCGTCGCGCCACTGCGGCGGCAGCGCGCGCACCCACGACTCTTCCAAATCCACCGGCATCTTGACCGTGCCATTGCGGATTCGGCCAACCAGCTGGGCGTTCGCCTTCAGCGCGCGCTCGATGCTGTCTGCGTCATCGCCGGAGTGGAACTGGACGTTGCGCTCGCTGGGGGCCACGTCTGCCTGGTACTGCTCGGCGATTGCCTGGGCCAGGCTCGTGTCGGTGTGGCCGCTGTTTCGGATAGCGTCAGTCGTGTGGCGGAATACCACCGCCGATCGCGGTTCTTGGTACTGAGGATCAGGCTTCATTTACGCACCTCGGGAGGCGATGCAAAGTGGTCGCCATGGACAGGACGACCGGGATTTATGAAAAGGGACCGTTTGGACAGGAGGCTCACCTCCCCAGGCCTGTGTCAGGTAACATCGATGCGGACGATTCGATCCGCATCTGGGTCAGCCTCCGGCTGCATGCCGAAGATGTCGGGGCGAAGCTCATGCCTAGACACCTGCGTCATCGCCTCAATCGAAAGGATGTGGTGGGCAGCAACCGGGCGGCGGCCAGTTCTCCACTGCGAAACCAGAGCCGGGTGAACGTTGAGCAGACGCGCAAGCGCGCCCTGCCCGCCCACCGCATCGATGGCCTTCTGGATAGGTGTCACGGTCTGGGTCGGTGCGTTCATAGGACAAACATAGCAGTGCTATTTACCCAAGTAAATAGCACCGCTGTTCGTTTTCCTGAACCCCTTCAAATAGCATCGCTATATGCCTAGGCCAGCCAACCCCAAGACCACCGAAGGTCGCTCGATAGCAGAGGCCATCACCCGCTCCGGCCTCACGCAGGCCGTGGTGGCTGAGCGTCTGGAAGTCACCCCCAGCTTCATCTCTCAGTTCGCGACTGGTCTTCGCCCGGTTCCCTGGGATAAGGCTGAGGCACTGGCCGATGTGCTTGGCCTGCAGCCCCAAGAAATCAGCGCCGAATACGCCCGTCTGATGGATCGTTTCGGCACGTCTCAGGTTGCGAGACTTGACGCCGATATCGTGAACTCCGCCATCGCTGTGGTGCGCAAGGCTCTGGATCTGGCCACAGGTGAGACATTCGATGTCGAGCAATCCCCCGATCTATTTGCCCAAGCGCTGCGCGTAGCACTTGCCGCAGATTTAAGAAAACAAGGGAAGGGGAACGATGGATCTCGATCAGGAAATGGACAAGCTGGCGCAGCTGATCGCGCTGCGCGCGCAGCGGAAGATGGGCGTCAAGCCCAAGCTTACGGCGGTCGGAAGCGCAAAGCCGGCTGATCCACAGGCGTCGATGGCGCCCGGCGCCAGGCCTGCAATGCGCATGGATGTAGTCCTGCGCGAATCCCATTACCGCATGATTCGGCACTTCCTGCGCCGGTGGGGTGCGCCAATGCAGTTGCTCATCGACCAGGCATGTTTCGGGTACATGGGCATCGAGCACTTACCGGATGACGACCTGATCCAGCTCCACAAAGACTTGGAGCGGGCCGAAGACTGCATGCGCGACGGCGTCAGTTTCGAAGATGCAGGGCTGCTGCGCAGTCGCTATGGATGAAAGGAGAACCACGAGTGCGAAAGCTCTTGACTGTCACAATGCTTCTGGCCATCTCGCTGAGCGCCTGCGCCAATGCGGGAAGGGACAACAACCCTGCGCGCGCAGCTGCTGCGCGCGCAGCAGCATCGGCAGGCGGGGCTGCTTTAGAGGCCCAGGAGGCGATGGACACGCTGCGATCGTCTACCGCTCGACTGTGCAAAAGCGAGTCGGTTGCTGCTGAAAAAATCATGACGGCGAGGCAGGCCGGTGTGGCGATGTCCACTGTGATGGACGTCGCCGAAAAGCAGGGTGAACCCTACATAGGCTACGTTCGCGCAGCGTATGAAATGCCCCGCCTCTCAACCGATTCAGCCAAGGAAGCCGCTCAAGGCGAGTTCCGTGACAACGCATATGCAAGCTGTTTGAGGCGCTGGGAATTCTGATTTCTTAACGAATTCAGAATTTTTCCGCACCGAATCGTCCCTTATAAACAGCATCGCTATTGTAATGGTTAGATAGCAGCGCTATTGTTTCCGCCAACGGCAACCGCCGGCCCGGAGACCATGCAATGCCTTTGACCAACAGCAACCTGCGATCAGCCCGCCTCGGCCTTGTCGCCCTCGCCTGCTTCATCGTCTTGGGCGTTGCAGCCTGGGCAGTTCCCGGTGACGCGCCGGCAGCGGATGCCACAGAGGACGCCCCCGATACGCTGGTGATCACCAGCCCCCGAATCTGCGCAGCCTTGGCTGTGTACGAGCTGGCCGCCGCCGATGACTGGGCCCTGCGCGCCACGGTGGCAAACACCAGCCTCAACGCTTTCCGCGACGCGAGTCGTGTCCCCGACTGCGCGCCCGGCATCACCAAAGCCCTCACCCAGAACTTCCAGCCTGCACGCTGGCAGCTAGCCCTCGACGCGGCCGATGCCGTGCTGAGCGGCTCCTACCAGGTTTCCCCCGCGGCATGCGTCCGGGCAAATGCGGTTTTCCCCCTGTCGACCGCAGACGCCAAGTTGCCGAGCACGTCCGCCGTGCTAACCCGGGCTCAGTGCGTGATGCACGACCTGGCTTTCATCGAGGTGGCCCCGTGATCACCGGCCTTCGTACTGAGACGCGCGCCGCAATGGTCGGCGGCGCCCGCCTGCCACTCAGTCCCACCGAGTCGAAGGTGCTGCAGCTGATCATCGATGCGGGCGAAGCTCCCATCAGCCGCGCTTCGCTGGAAGAGAAGTTGTACGGCGCCAACACCTGCAAGTCGAACACGGTGGAAGTGACCATCTGCCGCCTGCGCCAGAAGCTGGGCCAGCACGGCTACCGCATCAACGCCACCCGCAACCGCGGCTACACGATCAGCCAGGACGGTGCCGCATGATCGCCGCCATTACCTACCCGCTCGCCGAGCGCGCGGCTGGAGCAGCGAAGGCCGTAGCCACCGCCGCGGCCAGCATGGGCTTCTCTCCCAATCAGGTAGCAGCTGCCGCAGACGTTGCCGCCTTCGCCGTGCTGGATCGCCGAGCCAGCGCGGGCCGGGCCATCGCTGACGTGCGAAAGAACCTGCGCCGAATGCTGCGCGCCCAAGGCGGTGCCGCATGAGCCGCCAGTACCGCGATGATCGCTTGGCGCTGGATACCAGCCTTTCGGTGCTGGAAGACGCGGCAATGAGCGCATTTAACGCCGGCTGGGACGCATATCCGCCCGGTGCGCTCTGCATCGTTCGATCGCAACGCCATGGCCATCCCCCTGTCGAACGGGAAGCGCTGATCGTTCGCACCACCGTCGATTTGCACATGACCTGCAACGGCAAGCCGTGGGCATCCGTGAGTGTACGAACGAAGAACCTGAAAACCGGCAAGTACCGCGTTTTCTACCCATCTGTCGAAGTCGCCGGCATGCCCAGTATTCGCGTCAAAGGCGGTGACTCGTGACCGAGCACGACTTCATTGAACACATGCGCATCGGCATCCCGCCCCTCGCGAGCCCGATCGCGCTTGCAGGCCACCGCTGCGAATGCGACCCGACCAACAACCATGTCTGCGACGACTGCGAGGCCGTCGACCACGCGCTGCGTCAGCACGCCAGGAGCGAGGACCACATCGAATGAAAGCCCCTGCCATCAAGCTGCCGGCACCGGCCCTGTCCCAAGACCAGCGCGCGGCATTGGATCGCGCCAAGAGCCCGCGCCGGCACCCGTATCGCTTCCATCAGGGCAGCGGCCAGGCGGAGCGAGAAGCCGCCGAACGCCGCGAACGCATCTCCCCCGGCGTGCACAGGCTGGTGCGCTGATGGACGGCCTGCATCTTTTGGGAGGCGGTCATGACGCGGTGTTCGCCAGCACCGTCCGACCGACGGCAGAGCAGCGCCTGGAGCGATACCGGGCTGCACTGGTCGCGCACCCCGACCGCTTCCATGGACTGCGCGTGCAGTTCGGCGAGATGCACCAGCGCGCGGTCAAGTCCGGTCACCGCATCAACTACGCCGGATGGCAGAAGCGCATGCCTGCCCTCTGGCCGCGAACGCAATCTCGCTGAGCCGTCGGCGACACGGACCGACGCCATCCAACCCATCCGGAACGACCGGATCAGCAACAACCTTGAGGGCACTCCCGATGACCCATACGGATATTGAATCCGGTGCCGTTCCGCGCACCGGTGCAGTAATCAACCCGGCAAAGCCGGCAATGCGGCAAGCGCCTGGAACACATGAGTCCCCCCACCAGCCGTCCGACTGCACCCCGACCATCGTTGTCGATTTCGCCCAAGAGCCCGAATTCCCTGAGAAACCGAATGGCGATGCTCCCAAGGTCGAAATCGTTCGGGCCCAGGTGTCCGCCTATGTGGACGGCTACGGGCTCGCTAAGAGCACCTTCCCCGCTCGCATCGTGGTGAACGCTGCGGACCTGAGGCACTGCGTCCGCCGGATCCTGAGCCGCATGCAGCGACCTCGCCGAGATAAAGCCAAGGCCGATTGGCTGGAACGCCGCAAGGCCGGATCGAAGGAGAAGTGGCGCGACGCGCGCCCCGCACCGCTCACCGCCGCAGCACTGACCTGGCGCGGCATCCCGATCGAAGGCGTCGGATACACCCGCCACCGCGCCGTCGACAAGACCTGATTTGGAGATCACATGTTCCTTCGCAATCTGATCCTTTTCCGCTTTCCGAGCGCCACAGACTTCTCCGAAGTTGATGCACTGCTGCCGCAGATGCAGCTGAAGCCGGTCGGACCGCTGGAAATGACCTCACGCGGCTTCATTTCTCCGTTCGGCCGGGAGGAAACTACCGTCCTGTCCCACCGTATTGGCGACTGGCTGTGGCTCACGGTCGGAACCGAGAAGAAGATCCTGCCGGCCGCGGCGGTCAACAACCTGCTGGCGGTAAAGATCGAGGAAATCGAGCAAAGCGAGGGGCGCAAGCCCGGCGGACGTGAGCGGAAGCGCATGAAGGACGACCTCCTGCACGAGCTGATGCCGCGCGCCCTTGTCACCTCTGGCCGCACCGACGTGTTCTTGGACTTGAAACGCGGAGTGGTGTTCGTTGATAGCAGCAGCCACGGGAATGGCGAGAGTGTGATCTCCGATATCCGCTCCCTGCTGGGCTCCTTCCCTGCCATGCCACTGAACGCCGAAGTCGCCCCACGATCGGTGCTGACCGGTTGGATCGCCGGTGAACCCCTGCCGGAAGGCCTGAGCCTCGGCGAAGAAGCCGAACTGCGCGATCCCGCCGAAGGAGGCAGCGTAGCGCGCCTGCAGAAACAGGAGCTGCTGAGCGAAGAAATCGGCCGTCACCTAGACGCCGGCAAGCAGGTCACCAAGCTTGCCTTGGTCCTTCAGGACAACCTGTCGTTCGTGCTGAGCGACGACCTGATCGTGCGGAAGCTGAAGTTCTTGGATGGGGCGCTCGACAAGCTGGTGGACACCGACGAGCACGGCCGGCGCGCTGAACTGGACGCGCGCTTTGCTCTGCAGACCGGCGAGTTGGGGCAGCTGATCGACGTGCTGGCTGCTTCCTTCCGTATCAGCACCGCGGGTGCCTGAGCATGGAGACGCCGACCGTCGCCTCTACGGTGCGCGCCATGCGACGCGCAGGCGCCGCCGGCGAGCCGGTGCCGGCGGAGGTCGCAGCCGCTTGGGCAAAGGCCCTCATGGAGCAGCTGTACGGGATGCAGAAGCCGGTCCGCTACGAGTGCCGGCGGCGCGGCAGCAACGATCCATGGGAAGAGGCCGAGCCGGGCGACGTGACGCACCCGCGCCGCCGCAACTTGGTGATCCGTGCGCTCTACCTGCACCCGCCGGTGGCCAAGCAACAGCACAGGTGGCCGGCCGGTAGCGGCGGCCAAGGCCACTGCCTGGACTGCGGCGAAGTCGAGTGGCTGGCCGGACCCGACTGCAAGCCCTTCGCCCCGCTCCGCGACCACCGATCCGACATGCCTTTCCGGATCACCTGGCTGATCGAGCCGCTCGAAAAGCTCCACTACCTCGCCAAGCACCTCGGCCCGACCGACCGCGCCAAGTGGCGCAACGAAACCACGTACCTCATCGACCGCATCAACGATCACGAGAAGGGAAGCCAGACATGACGACTGACAAGCACAACGCGCCATCTGTGGCGCGCGAAGCCCTCAACTGCCCGGATAACGCAACACCTGTGGCGCGTTATGACCTCAGTACCAGTGAGGCCGCCCGCCGCTACATCGCCGAGTTCTTCGCCACTGAGGTCCGCCGGCACGACTTCACCAATTACATCGCCACGCGCTTGGCTGCCGACTTCGCCTGCGCGTTGGCCCAGCACCTCGCCGCAACTGGCAAGCAGCAGGTTGGCGAGGTGCAGGGGGATGCGCGGGCGGCACTTGAATCAGCCATGCCGTACCTGGAGACGCTGCATAGCATCGTCGGCGGAGAAGCACGCACGAGTGTGTGGCGCTGCATTGAACGTGGCCGTCTCGCCCTCGCCGCCCGCCAGCCGGGGGCGCAGGAGCCGGTGGTTGTCGAAGCGGTGGCAACAATCAAGCGCGACGGTGACGGCGAGTTGTACGTGGACTGGCTGACCGAAGGCGGAATCCATGACCTTCCAGTAGGTGACGTGCTTCTGGCAGCGAACAGCGCAATCACCAATGACGAAGGCTACGGCGAGGTCTACGCCGCACCGCCCGCGCAGGGCATCGACCTGGGGCAGTTGCGCGCGCTCGCGGAGAAGTTCGAGAGCTACGGCGATGACGAGATTGGCGACGCTTTCAGCGGCCCCTACTACCAGTGCGCGACGGAACTGCGCGGCTTGATCGACGACCAGCGCGATGCAGCGCCGGGGGCGGGCCAATGATCTCCCGTCTCTTCAATAACGCGCACGTCCTCTTCCAGAAGACGAATGACGACGGAATCACCGAAGCGGCAATCGCTGCCTCAGTGGACAACGGCGACATGGTCGTCCTGGAGCAGGAGGGACGCCACATCGTCATCGATCCGGCCAGTGTGCCGGAGTTGTGCCGCCTGCTTAAGCAACTGCAGAAGGAGCTGGGCAATGGCTGATATCGAACAGCAGGCCCGCTGCATCCGGCTGAACGTCAACGGCGAATGGGGCAGCATCTTCCTACGCGAAGGTATCAGTGGCGAGGGCGAGCGCCAGTACCATTGGTGCGAGCTGACCTGTAACACCAGCTTCGGGGTCGTCGGGCACTACTGGGGCAGCATGGGCATGCCCGCTGCGCGTTTTCTCGCGAAGATCAGCCGCGACTACGCTCTGGACAAGCTGTGGGGCCTGAACACGGATGTCTACTGCGAGTCCACGACCCGCGACAACCTTAAGGCCCACCTGTTGCAGGAGCGCCGCTCGCTGACCAACGACTTGTCACGTGACACCGCCCGGCAGCTGTGGGACGAACTGACGGATGCCGACCTCGACAATGAGCACTCACACATCGTGTTCGTCTACGGCGACGACTACTGGTCTGACGTGTACGCCAGTGGATGCGGACCCAAGAGCACGATCCGCAACCCACAGGCCGAAGGCTTCTGGGAAAGGCTTTGGCCGGCCTTCATCGCCGAGCTTTCCACCGGTGCTGTGCCCGTCACCCTGGCCACCCTCAAGCCGCCGCGCAATCGGCGCACCAGGCTGCGCCCCGATACCGAACACAAGGACTGCTCCCATGGCTGATGGCTCCCGCTCGTTCAACTTCCCGCTGCCGCAGCGCTCCCGCCTTCGGTCCGGCGAGATCGTGGTTGACCTGTTCGCCGGCGGCGGCGGCGCCAGCGAGGCGCTGAAGCAGGCGTTGGGCCAAGACCCGGCGCTCGCCTACAACCACGACGCGCTAGCGATCGGCATGCACGCGGCGAACCACCCGCTCACCAGCCACCACCGCGAGGACATCTGGCATGCCGATCCGCGTGTGGACGTGGCCGGCCGCGCGATCGGATGGTTCCATGCCTCGCCGGACTGCACGCACTTCAGCCAGGCCAAGGGCGGCCAGCCGCGCAGCCGGAAGACGCGCGCCCTGTCGTGGGTGGTACTGAAGTGGATCGGCATGCTGCTGCGCGCCGACCTGGTCAACAGCACCAATACCGCCCCGCGCATCTTCTCCATGGAGAACGTGTGGCAGATCCTGACCTGGGGCCCGTTGATCGCCAAGCGCTGCAAGGCCACCGGTCGCGTCTTGAAGATGGACGGCACCGTTGCAGCGCGCGGCGAGCGCGTGCCGGTCGAGCATCAGCAGCTGGTGCCAGACAAGAGCCGCGCCGGCCGCACGTGGCTTCAGTTCGTCGCCGCGCTGCGTGCGCTGGGCTACGCGGTCGAATGGCGAAAGCTGGTGGCGAGCGACTACGGCGCCGGCACCAGCCGGGAACGCTTGTTCCTGCTCGGCCGCCGCGACGGCGAGCCGATCGTGTGGCCGGCGGCAAGCCACGGCACCGCGCCGGGCCAGAAGCCGCGCGTATCCGCCGCCGACTGTCTGGACTTCAGCATCCCTTGCCCGTCCATCTTCGGGCGCAAGCGGCCGCTGGCCGACGCCACCATGCGCCGCATCGCCAAGGGCACCAGGCGCCACGTCATCGACTCTGCGGACCCGTTCATTGTGCCGGTGACCCACCAGGGTGCCGACCGCGTCCATGGCGTGCACGAGCCACTGCGCACCATCACCGCTGCCCACCGCGGCGAGCTGATGCTGGCCATGCCCGAGCTTGCCCCGTTCATTGCCGAGCACGCGAACAGCAGCCATTCGCTGGGCAGCATGCGAGCCGACGAGCCACTGCGTACCGTCTGCGCCGGGGTGAAGGGCGGCCACTTCTCCGTGGTCACGCCGATCCTTGCCGGCGTCGGCGGCCGGGCCGCCCAGTCGGAGCCGCGCTCCGCCGCCGACCCGCTGTACACGATGACCGCGAAGGCTGACACCGCGCTTGTGGCGCCGGTGCTGGTGCAGACCGGCTACGGCGAGCGCGAGGGCCAGGCACCCCGCGCGCTCGATCTGCAGCAGCCACTGGGCACGGTCGTGGCTGGCGGCGTAAAGCACGCCGTTGCCGCCCCACACCTGGTGAAGTTCCGAGGCAACAGCATCGGCACGCCGGCAACCGAGCCAGTGCCGACGATCACCTCTGGTGCCGGCGCCGCCCGCCCGGCTGGCGCTGCGCACGCACTGGGTGTGTCTGCCGCTACGCTGGTCACCCTGCGCAACAACATGGCCGGCGCGGACCCGCAAGAGCCGCTGTCGACCATTGCCGCGCAGGGTGAGCACCACGCGCTGGCCACTGCATTCCTGGAGCAGGCCAACGGTGGCTTCTACGAGGGCGGCGGGCGCGATGCGCGCGACCCGGTCAGCACGATCACCGCCACCGGCAGCCAGCAGCAGCTGGTAACCGCAGACCTGGCCCAGCTGTCGCCGGAGCACCAGGAAGGCGCGCTGCGTGTTGCCGCGTTCCTGGTGAAGTACTACGGCACCGGCTCCAACGTGCCCAGCCTGGCCGACCCCGCCGACACCATCACCACGAAAGACCGGCTGGCGCTGGTCACGGTGGTGATCAAGGGCACGCCGTACGTCATCGTGGATATCGGCCTTCGCATGCTGAAGCCGCACGAGCTCTACCGCGCGCAGGGCTTCCCGGCGGGCTACATCATCGATCGCACGGCCAACGGCACCCCGCTGACCACCAGCGCGGCCGTACGCATGGTCGGCAACAGCGTCAGCCCGCCGCCGCTGCGCGCCTTGGCAGAGGCAAACCTGGACCAGGTGGCGCTGCCGCTGGCGGAGGTGGCCTGATGAACCCCATCACCCAAGCGAAGCACACAGCGCGCGTGTTGATCGGAGAGGTGCGTACTCGACGGCAGCTTGGACTCGGCCTGGCACTTGGAGACGTCCCATGAGCCCCGGACCCAAAGCCGCATCCGTACGCGCCGCCCTGCGCGGCGCCGCCCCCGCGCACGTCACAGTGCGCGACATGATCCGCCGGTACTGCCGCGAGCACGGGAAGCAGTTGTCCTGCCTCGCGCCCGCATGGGACTGCAAAGTACTCAGCGTATGGCGCGTGTTCGGCCGCAGCCGGCCTCTGCTTCCGCGCCAAGTCGAGGGGGTGATCACCCTTCTGCAGCTGGATGAATTCGACGCCAACGATCTGCGCCTCCGCGCCGCGCGCGAGGCCGGCTGGAGTATCGACCCATCGATGCTGCTGCAGGGGGATGTTTGAGCAATCGCAGAAGCACGTGCAGATCCATCGAAATGCATAGGAATGAGGAATAGCCTTGAAAAATGAGCACATCGCCACGGAGAGCCGATCTCCACTGGCCCACCAGCAGCGCACTGCGATCGCGGTTGCAGCAGCACTTGAAACCGCCCTCACCAGTGCGGAACAGTGCGCCGGCGGCGGATGGTCGCTGACTTTCACGTTCGTGGGAGAGCCGCAGCTGCAGGCCGCCCGCGATGCTTGGCGCGCTTACGCCGTCGCCACGATCGACACGCCGGCTCCACTGGCAGAAACAGCGAGCCAGAGGCTGACGGCCCAGATCGGCCTGGCCCTATTCAACGACCCAACCCTGGATCTGATGCAGATCGCAAACCAGGTGAACATCGCCCGCGCGGCGTCACAAGCCGCGCTGCTGCCGATGTTCCCATCTGAAGAAACGGAGGCTCGTCATGGGCGCAGCTGAAACTATCCCCGAAGTCCTGCTGAAGCTCGAGCAGGTTGAAGCCCAAACCGGGATGAAGAAGAGCTACATCTACCGCGAGATGGAAAAGGGGACGTTCCCACCTAAGCACAAGATCGGTGGCGGAACGCGCTGGTATCAGAGCGATGTTCAGCGGTGGATCCACGCGCGCCGTCGCGCCCCTCTGTGGACCCCGGAGAACGCGGTGCAGGTGGCGGCCAACTGTGACGGCAGCGGAGCCTAAACGGTCACCGAGCGGTCACCGGACGGCGCAGGCTTGACGACGAGGGCACTGCGGTTGATCCTAAGTGCCTGATTCGATGGTGGGCCCAGAAGGATTCGAACCTTCAACCAAAGGATTATGAGTCCTCTGCTCTAACCGTTGAGCTATAGGCCCTTGCGGCCGCACAGTGTAGTGGAGGCCCGCAGGCGCTTTCCACTACAACCCTCACATCAGCCGAAACGCTGCCCCATCGCCTGCACCCGACGCGCATTTTCCGCCGCCAGGTCACGCAGCACGCCCGAGCGCAGCAGCGCCGAACCGGCCACACG